ACTCGATATCCAGGATGAACTTCAGACCCTATATACATCTGGCACCGTGTTCCATGCCTTCCTTGGTGAGAAGCTCCCAGATTGGAGGTCGGCTGCTAATTTGGTTCGTAAGATTGCTGAGAATTATAAACTGCCTTATTATACTTTGTCTCCGACATATTCCATCTGTAGGAACCATGGGTATATAAACGGTGAAGTTGGGGATTGCCCAGTTTGCGGCGAAAAAACAGAGATCTATAGTCGTATCACTGGTTATTATCGACCGGTCCAAAATTGGAATGATGGAAAGGTTCAAGAGTTTGAAGATCGTAAAGTGTATACGGCTAATAAAACTCATGAGGATTTAATATTGATTGGCACACTTACCTGCCCGAGATGTAAACAAGCAGAAAAACTTCTGAATGATGCTGGGATTACCTTTACAAAGATACTGGCAGAAGACAATCCTGAACTTATAATTAAACGTAATATTAAACAGGCTCCGACGTTGTTAATTGGTGATTCAAAGTTTACCGGTATTAGTGAGATCTATGACTATATTAAAAGAAAGGAGAAAATATGAGTATGAGCGGAAAGAGAAGGCGTAGTACATTTGGGATACTATTTGATTTTATTCTGGTGTTTTGCACTGGAGGGTTGTGGCTCGTTTGGATACTAATTCGGTATCTGAGAAACAACAGCTAATGATTAGAATTGCATATTTATAACCCATGTTTTGTTACTTGCCTTGAATGGTGGGAATGAAATGTGGGTTATTTTTATGTGTATACGCGAAAGTTACATCTCCTATTATGGAAACCAATATTTAAAGGAGGAATAATAATGAAAGAAATGTTTCAAGATTATAAAACAATGGTGGTTGAACCGAAAAAAGAATTTTATAAAATGCACGGAAAAGAAGTTATTATATTGAACGTAGCAATTTATGCGGTTCTTATCGGTGGAAGTCTTGTTCTAAGTAATCGAGAAAAGATAAAAGAATCTATCAAATCCAAATTTAATAGAGGTAAGAGAGACTGAGTCCTAAAACAAGGACTCTTTCTTTTTGCGCGTAATTTACACCCCCTATTATGGAAACTATATTTTTGAAAGGAGAATAAAATCATGTTTGAAAAATTGAAAAAGTTTTATAAGAAGCACGAGGTTGTTGTATTAACTATCGGGGGTGTTATTGTTATCGTAACAGCAGGGGTATTACTTGGTAAGAAAATAAAAAGTAATACCTTGCCAAAGATAATAAAAAACCTTGGATATGATGATTCAGCAGATCGTGCATTATTAGAAAGTTATGGAGCAGTTTTTAAAGATGGAATGCAAGTACCTTTTGCAACAAAAGAAATAGCAACCAAATTTTTAGAAGATAGAGGAGATACTTATCAAATTGATATATTGGATGATTTAACATCAGTCATATGGATATCAGAATGAGGGGTTCATCCCCTCTTCTTTTTGCAAATTTCGTCCGAAAACTTTAAGAAAAGAACCAAATCTACGCCCACTTTTAAATTTTGCAAAGTGGGCTTTTTTAAGTTTTTCGAAAAATTGGGCAGATTTTTGAAGAGTGTACGGACGAATTTTTGGGTTTTTGCCCAAATAAGTGGGCTTTTTGCCCATTTTTAAAAACAAAAGTGGGCTTAAAAAATTGGAGGCATTTTCTGAAAACGGCCTTTTTTGGGTGTTTTTTGGCCCTTTTTGGCCGATTTGCTCCGATTTGAAAAAATATTCGGACGAAAAGCCCACTTGCCCACTTTTTTTCTTATTTAATTGTGATAAAAAGATTAAAGAAATATATAGATATGGCCAAAATAAATGGGCATTTGACCAAGGGTGTAAAAAACCATATTTTTCACAAATTCTATTGGTCGTTTTAGCTTCGCGAAAAAAACATATCCTTTTATGAAGAGAGAAGGATAAAACGCGACCGGCGTTTACTTTCTCTTTTTCGTTTGTTTAAAAACAAGAAAGGAGGCCCGCTTATGGCCAGTAGTTCTAAATTAGAAAGAGACTTTCAAGCGAATCTCATCCGAGAATTAAAAACAATGTTTCCCGGATGTATGGTAATGAAACTTGACTCGGGTTATATTCAAGGAATTCCAGACCTACTAGTTTTGTTCGAAAACAGGTGGGCCACTTTGGAATGTAAAAAAGTAGCGGGCGCTAAGAAACAACCGAATCAAGAATATTATGTCGGGCGTATGGATGAGATGTCATTTTCAAGATTTATATGTCCGGAGAATAAGGAGGAGGTATTGCATGAACTTCAACAAACATTTAAACCTTGAAGGGCAACATGCATTTCTTGGTGCTAGTAAATATCATTGGGTTAATTACGATGAAGCCAAACTAATTGAATCATATTCTAAATTTACGGCTGCTCAAAGAGGTACGGTGTTACACGACTTCGCAGCTCAATGTATTAGACTAGGACAAAAATTACCGAAGTCAAGAAAAACCTTAAACATGTATGTGAATGATGCAATCGGTTTTAGAATGACAGTTGAACAACCTTTATTCTATTCCGAGAACTGTTTTGGAACAGCCGATGCAATTTGTTTTCGAAATAATTTGTTAAGGATTCACGATTATAAATCAGGCATTACCCCCGCACGAATGGAACAGCTTGAAATATATGCTGCTCTTTTTTGTTTGGAGTACAGAGTTAAACCTTCGGACATTGACATAGAATTGAGAATTTATCAGTCTGACGAAATCTTACATCACAAACCTACAGCAGAGGATATTGTTCCAATCATGGATAAGATTATTACTTTTGATAAACTGATAACAAAAATTAGAGCAGAGGAGGGTTAAAGCATGAATCCCATTGCGGAAGATATTTTAAAACATTATGGTATGCCGAGACGTTCTGGACGTTATCCTTGGGGTTCAGGCGATAATCCTTATCAGCGTAGCGGAGACTTTCTTAGTCGAGTGAACGAGCTTAAAAAATCAGGGATGAGTGAAAAAGAAGTAGCAGAATCCATGAGGTTAACAACTAGTCAACTTAGAACACAAGTTAGCTTAGCAAAAGATGAAAGAAGATCTCTCGAAGTTGCCACAGCTAAAGGTTTAAGAGAGAAGGGATATTCTCTTAATGAGATTGCGGAAAAGATGGGGTATAAAAACGATTCCTCTATACGCTCCCTTCTTAACGAAGATTCCGAAGCCCGTATGAATCAGGCTAGAAAAACTGCCGATTTTCTAAAGAAGCAAGTCGATGAAAAAGGCATGATCGATGTTGGAGTTGGTGTTGAACGTAAATTAGGAATCTCTAAAGAAAAAATGAAACAGGCTCTTTATATTCTTGAGATGGAAGGTTACGAGGTTTATGGTGGAGGAGTTCCTCAAGTAACTAATCCCGGAAAACAAACCAATATTCAAGTCCTCTGCCCTCCCGGAACTGAACATCGAGAGATTTATGATTTTGGAAACGTTCATTCTCTAAGAGAATACGTCTCTCATGATGGTGGTGATACTTTCGACACCTTTGTTTATCCGAAGAGTATGGATTCTAATCGTATTAAGATTCGTTATGCGGAAGAAGGCGGGGTCGACAAAGACGGCGTGGTTGAGATTCGAAGAGGAGTCGATGACCTTTCTTTAGGAGAATCCCATTACGCCCAGGTTCGCATTCTTGTGGATGACAAGAAGTACATAAAAGGAATGGCGGTATACTCTGATGATATGCCAGATGGAGTTGACATTGTTTTCAATACCAATAAGAAACAAGGAACTCCCAAAGGAGACGTACTAAAAAATATCAAAAATGACCCAGACAATCCTTTCGGTTCTCTAATTAAAGCAGGAGGTCAAAGTTATTACATCGACAAGGATGGAAAACGTCAACTATCACTTATTAATAAGAGAGCTGAAGAGGGAGACTGGGATGAATGGAGTAAGAATCTTCCCTCTCAGTTTCTTTCCAAACAGAGTATAACTCTGATTAAAAAACAACTTAATTTAGCATCGGCTGATAAACAAGCAGAATTTGACGAGATCATGTCGCTAACGAATCCGACAGTTAAAAAGGCACTATTAAAGTCTTTTTCCGATGATTGTGATTCGGCGGCTATTCATCTACAAGCGGCTGCCCTTCCCCGTCAGAAGTATCAGGTCATACTTCCTATCACCTCTATGAAAGACAACGAAGTATATGCTCCTAATTATAAAAATGGCGAACAGGTAGCACTTATACGATATCCTCATGGTGGCACTTTTGAGATTCCAATCTTAACCGTCAACAACAAACAAGCGGAAGCTCGACGAGTTCTAGGAAATACCCCAGCCGATGCCATTGGTATCAATAGTAAAGTGGCTGAACGACTGTCGGGAGCCGATTTCGATGGCGATACGGTTATGGTTATCCCTACTGGGGGTAAAGTAAAAATTGCATCCACGCCTCCTCTGAAAGGTCTTGAGGGATTCGACCCAAAACTAGAGTATGGTGGTAAAAAAGAAGGAACTTTTAAAGTAATGAAAAATACCCAGACAGAAATGGGTAAAATTTCAAATTTAATTACGGATATGACTCTAAAAGGAGCCACTCAAGACGAATTAGCAAGAGCTGTTCGTCATAGTATGGTAGTCATCGATGCCGAGAAACACAAATTAGATTATAAACAAAGCGAGATCGACAACGGTATTACTTCTCTTAAGAAGAAGTATCAAGGTACCTACGACGAAGAGGGTCGGTACAGAGAAGGAGCAGCTACCCTGATTTCCAGGGCCAAGTCAGAAGAATCAATACCAAAAGTAACAGGTAGTCCAAAAATTAATACAAAAGACAAGGCCTGGTATGATCCAAATCGTCCTGAAGGAGCTCTGTTATACAATAGAGTTGCCAATAAGTCAGATAAAGATTGGTATGATCCCACCTTACCAGAAAGTGCTTATGTTTACAAACCAGCGGAAACATACGTTAACAAAAAAGGAAAAGTAAAACCTAGAACACAGCAATCTACAAAGATGGCAGAGACCGATGACGCCTTTACACTAGTATCCGACGCTAACACCCCGGCAGAAAGAGCTTACGCCGAATATGCCAATCGTATGAAGGCTTTAGGGAACCAGGCTCGTAAAGAAATGGTTACTGCTGGTAAGATCGAATACTCATCCTCCGCCAAGAAGACCTATCAAGAGGAAGTAGACTCCTTATCAGCTAAGCTTAACGTGGCCCTTAAGAATGCACCTCGTGAGAGGCAGGCCCAAGTCATAGCTAATGCCGCCGTCAATGCTAAAAAGCAGGATAACCCTGATATGAAGCCTGGTGAAATAAAGAAACTCAGTCAACAAGAACTAACACGAGCTCGTGCCGCCGTTGGTGCTAAAAGGGAGACCATAACGGTTAGTGACCGTGAATGGGAAGCTATCCAAGCTGGTGCTATTAGCGAGAACAAACTTACTCAAATCATTAATAATGTGGACATAGATGTTCTTAGACAGAGAGCTACTCCTCGAACAACAACGTCTCTAAGTACAGCTAAAGTCAATCGAATCTCTTCTATGAATGCTTCTGGATACAGTACAGCAGAAATAGCTAAAGCCCTCGGTGTTTCAACAAGCACCGTATCCAACTATTTGAACAGAAAGGAGTGAACTGCTAATGCAAAGCAGATGTATGTTAACGACGTTTGATAATCCTTACAACCCTTTCGAACAGTTCGCTTCTTGGTTTCTGTTCGATGTGGAAAAAGGTTATAATTCTTGCTCTTATTTAGGAAGGATAGCTCGAACTTCAGATCAA